GCGGCGATGCGCTTGTTGATCGCATCGAGGCCCGCACTCGCGGCGTCGTTGATGCCGACGCCGATTGCGAACCCGGCTGACTTACCCGCCACGTTCGCGCTCCGTGATTCGCGGCATCAGGCTCGCCCAGCGCAGCAGCGCGGAAAGCGGCAGGGTCAACGCCCACCGCAGGCCGTCGCCATAGAAGCGGCCGACCTTCGCCGCGTGGATCTCCAGCTCGCCCGACCGGGCGAGCAGGATCAGGAGGCCGGCGCCGCTGCTGCCGCCAGCGCGGCGGCGGCCTTCGCCGCTTGCTCCGCCGCCAAAGCCTCGGCCGCGGCCTCGGCCAGCACGGCCTTGCGCCGCGCGGCCCGCCAGCTCTCCAAAGGGTCGGGGGCTGGCGCGCCCACGAACTCCTCCAGGTAATCCGCGATCTGCTGGTTGAACCAGTGCGGCTGCACTTTCAGCACGTCGTACGGGACATGCTCGGCAGAAGCCGACTCCAGCATGCGCAGGGTCACGTCGAGGCCGGTCGCGCCGTGAACGGCGGTCGCCTTCAACACGTCCTCCGAGGTCGGCGCACCCACGGTCAGCTTGGTGAACTGCATCCCGCCATGCATCTGCGGCTTCGGCAGCGTCCAGACGATCGGCTCTGGCACAGGCACCCATTCGGTCATGAGCTTGCTCCAATTTCCATGATGGTTCCGGCTACCCCTTCAAACCGGAAATCGAATCCCGCGTCGGCTCCGTTCACACCGGGGCGGCCGACGTACCAGAGGTTATGCCCGACGATCTGCTTGCCGTTCGCCAGCAGGAAGACGACGGTCGCATTGCTAAGCCCGGTGAACGACGTGACGCTGTTCGTTCCGGTGTCGCGGAACTTGCCCGAGATGTAGGGTGCCACTGGCTTCTGGTCGTAGCCATCCACCCCGGACAGGCTGCTCATTGTCGAGTTCTCGACGTTCGCCGGGTCCCAGATGAATTCAATGACCGAGATCGCACTGCCGTTGACGCTCGCCGCCGTGATGCCGGCGAGCCGACGATTGGTCGGCGTGCTCGGTGCCAATGTTCCGGACATGGATCAGCCCCCTTTACGTGCTCTGCCTGAATTGAATGAGGAGGCCCACGTTGATGACCTGATCGCTGAAATCGAGCGGCAGATACATCAGGACCTGCCCCTTCGTTCCCGGCCCGGCCGTGGCATTTTGTGCGAAGGTCTGCACGTTCTGGACGATGAAGATACTCGCCAGGTAGGCATAGATCGCGATCACCGAACCCAGCATCGCGTTCGGCGTGGTGGCAGGAGATCCGGGCGGGATCAGGGTTCCGTTGCTGACCAGGATCTTGCCGGGGGCAATGAATTGGCTCGTGATCTGGATCGCGATGTAGCGGGCCGCGTACATCGCCTGGAACATAATGTTCGTGTTCAGATACGAGTTGTCTGGCTGGCCGCTCGCATTGCTCTGATAGGTGGTGATCGAGCGGTCGATCCGGCAGACGCCGGCCGCATCCACGGTGCACGTGCTGACCCCGTCGAACAGCAGGGTGTTGCGCTCCCCCGGCGTGTCCTGCGAGGCGATCGGCGGCGGCAGCAAGTTGAGCTGCTGCGTCGCGAGGCCCTGCGCCGGGTTGACCCGCAGCCGGATGACATGCGCGGCGCACCAGTCTGATGCCTCCAGCCAGGCCGGCGTCGGGCTGTCATAAAAGCCAAGGATGGTCGCGTGCTGGTCGTTGCGCGCCGTGCCGAAGGTTGTCCGGGCACTGAAGGTGCCGCGATAGGCCGAGAAGACGTGCCCATACAACATCGTCTCCGCCGCCCAGCGTCCGGATGAATCGGAGAGGAACGTTGCCAGCGCATTCAGGCTGGTCGTGTCGGTGTAGGGGAGATCGATGTAGTCAAAGAGTTGCACGCCAAGGTTCGACAACAGCGTGGTCAAGACCGGGTTGCTCGCACCGCCCGACATTGCGGTGATCGTGTATCCGACGCCGGGCGGGATGATCTCGCCGTTCTGTGCGCCGCGATAGGCGAACCGGATGTCGATGTCGTTCTGCGCCAGGCCCTTGTGGAGCGCGGTCAGATCGACCTGGTAGGCGTGCGTGACGTCGATCGCCGCCGTGCATGCCACCCCGATCGCAGCGGAGATCGCGGCAACTGCGTTGGTCGAGATGGTCGAGGCGGTGTCGCCGCTGTTCACTGCAACCGGGATCGACACGCCCATCAGATACAGCGGCAGCGTGCCGGCGGCAGTCGCAGGGCCGGTGAAGCTGATGTTCCCGGTTGCCGCGGTTCCCGCGCCAGCATCCGCCACCGGCCCGAGCCACACCTCCCCGAATGGGTCCATCAAGCGGTAGGCGGCATATTTCAGCGCCAGCATCGAGTTCAGACCGCACAGCCCGTTGACCTGGGTTTGGCTGTAAGCCTGCACCGCGACGTTCGGGGTTGCGGTGCCCGAACTGGTGATCTGGCCGATCAGCAGCGCGCGCGCATTCTGCGTCGCGGTGTTCGCCTGGCTGGCGTCAAACTCGGCGTTGACGCCGGACGGCCGCCAGTACTGCCACGGGAAATACTTGAATGCGAGGCTCTCGCTCACGGCTTGGTCTCCGCCAAAGGTTCGGCATGGGTTGGAAGCGGCGCCGCATCGTCATGCTCGGCCGCAGCCGGCGGGATCGGTTCGCTGGCGGCTGGCCACGCGAAAGCGTCGGCCGCCGTGCGCGCCGCAGCTTGGTCGACCACCGGCGGAACCACGGCGACAGCGGCAGTCGGTCGAGGCGCTGGCGGCGGCGGTGGCTCGGCCAGCACCACGTCGCCATCGCGGAGCCGGCGATACCAGAAAGTGATCTCGGGCACGTTCTCGCCCTGCGGCGACAACAGCCGCCTGTTTGGCCCGCGCACGATCAAGGGGAGGGCAGGATCATCCTGCCGGTGTCCCGGTTTGACGAACATTGTGTACCTCAGTAGTGCAGAAGTTACCTGCGACGGCCGGCTGCGGCGCGTTGCCGCGGCTTGTTGCCGAGGGTCGGTCGCTGGGCTGGTTGGGGATTCGGTAGCGGTGGAGCTGAAGAATGTTTGCCGTGCAAATGAAGTCGACTCTGAAGGCCTGCCGCCTCGCGGCCGTCATGCTGGTCGCGATGGCTTGGAGCACTTCCGCCTTTTGCGGCGCGATTCATGACGCCGCGGGGCGCAGTGATCTGTCTGCCGTTACCTCCTTGCTTGCCAAGGGGACCGACATCAACGCAAGGGATAATAGTGGCCAAACTGCGCTGATGATTGCCTCTTCAAATGGCGACAAGGAGATCGTGCAGTTGCTGCTTGCTAAGGGGGCCGACGTCAACCTAAGGACGACAGCACAGATAGTAACTGCAATGAAGCTTGGCGCCGGTTTTGGAGGCACGGCCGAGATTTATTCAATTGGCACCAGCGCTTTGAACTTTGCCGCCACACATGGCCACACAGAGATAGTGCAGTTGTTGATTGCTAAAGGGGCCGATGTCAACGCGAAGGACGAGGACGGCTTCACCGCTTTGATGAATGCCTCCGCGTATCGCCATAAGGAGGTCGTGCAATTGCTTCTCGCCAACAAGGCCGACGTCAATGCAAAGACGAGGCAGGGGTTCACGGCGTTGAGCATCGCATCCCGGAATGGCTATAACGACATAAGGGAACTGCTTCTCGCGGCAGGGGCAAGATAATTGCTCCGTACCCCTCATCACTGAGTGGCGCGCCCAGAAAACAAGGACTTGGTGCACACAGCCTGCTTCCCCGCAAATCAGACCCTCCTACTATGTTGGGCTATCGCTGAGCTGGATCGGCGTATCGGTCGCCTGCACAGGCAGGTTCCAATCCCAGCCGCTGCCGAGGTCCGCGCCGATGTCCCACCCGGCCGGCCGCTCCACCGACGCGGAATTGTCGGTCACCGCGTTGCCGCGATAAATCCAGGTGTTGCCGTAGGGGTAGAACAGCAGGCACCCCGAGCTGGCCGAGGTCAGCGCCGATCCGAGTGTCACCTGGAGATGCGTCGCATCGACGCGCGCACACGCCGTCGCCGTTCGGATAGTGCCGGGGCTCGCTTCATTGCCGCCATCCATCACCGCCCAGCCGACCCCGTTCACCGCTTGCAGCGGCACGATCAGGTCGGTGCCGGCATTGTGCGCCACGGTGACGATGATCACCGTGTTGCTCTGCCGGTAGGCGTGGGTGATCGTCGGCCCGACGCTCGGCACGCCGGACGGTATCGCGGTGATGCTATCGCCACCGCTGGACGCCAGCACCGCCCGCGCGATTGGGCCGGCCGAGACCTGGCCCAGCCGAAGATTGTCAGTCGCGTCCAGGTGATTGTTGTCGCCCGCCGCCGTGATCAGGCCGGTGTTCGCGTCCCAGGTCGCGCCGCGCGGATTGCTGTCGGCCGTGAGCGGCATCGCGCGGACCGCGTTCTGCGCGGACAGCAATGACGTCACCGGCATCTCGTTTCGGATCATCAGGATGCCGGGGTTCGTCCAAAACGCGATCGGGTCCCACCAGGCCAGCGGCAGCGACGCGGCCGAGCGGCCGAGCATGTTGCGGACCAAGGCGAGGAAGTTCTGCGCGCCGGCCTGCCAGAACGCCCCCTCGCTATATTCGCGCGTGCTGTCGCTTTCGAACCACGGCCACACGATCGCAGCGATGTCCGCCAGGTCAGCAGCGGACCATTCGGCGAGATACGCCTCGACTGCGAGGCCGTCCGTGCCGAGGCGCCAACCGCCCGGGTTGGAGCCGTCGCCAGGGTCCGCCAGGAAGTTGCCGGCGATATAAATTCCGCCGGTGCCGGTCGGCTGGCGCACGTTGTAGATGCCGTGGCCGCCGATCGCCGTGTAGGCCGAGCTGCCTTGGTTGCCGATCACGCCATAGCTTGCCGCGCCCAGGTGCCAGGCAAGGCCCTGCGCGCACAGGTTCCAAGCGCCATCCGACAGCGAATTGACCGCGTTGCTCTGCCCGATCACCAGGACGTTCACGCCACGCCGCGCACCGCACAGCCAGCGCGCCGAGGCGGTAATCAGCGTGGTCACCTCCGCCGATGACAACGCCCGCTCCCAGGTCGCCGCCTCGTTGAACCAACATTGCGCCGATCCGGTCGAGGTCGTGTCGGACAGGAAGGTGAGCGTTCCGGCGTCGATGCTCGGCAGCGGGTTGGCGACGGCGCTCGCCACCTTCACGCCGTCAAGCCAGGCGTCCACCCCGGCGCCGACGGTGTAGCGCAGGATGACGTTGTGCGTGTGCCGCCGCTCCATCGTCACCGACAGGACGGTCTGCGACGCGCCAGGGAACAGCACGAGGCGGCCGGCGACGATGCTGTCCAGCGCCAGCACCACGGTCGAGGCGATGGTCAGCAGCGCCACCGGATTGGCGTTGTAGCTCGTGCCGGTGCGCAAGTTCGGGCGGGTCCAGACCAGATACCGGGTCCACGAGCTGCCCGACCCCATCGAAAGCCCGTTCACGGCGAAGCTGACGCGCGGATCGAGCAGCGGCGCCAGCCCGGCGCCGGCCGGCATCGCAGTCGGTAGGCCCGCCCCGCCCAGCAGGACGTTGATGCGCGGCGCGGCCTGCACGGCGAGGCTGGGCACCATTGCGCGGCTTGACCCCGACAGGTCCGTAAGGGCGGCCACAGAGCCGCCTGACAGGCTCGCCAGCGGCACGCCGCCAGCGTTCACCATGTTGGCGGCGGCGCCCGCGTCCCACCAGCCGGAAAGCCCCGTGATGCTCCCCGGCGTCGCCGAGGTGACCGGAGGCGGCGGCGGTGGCGAGACGGTGCCGGTCAGCGGCGCGGCCAACAATATCTGGCCCGCGCCGAGGCCCTGTGACGCGCCCGGCTTGCTCTGGAAAACGCTCATGTCGCGGTGACGCCCGGCGTGATCGCCGTGCCGTTCTGCATCGTCTGCCCGGTCGTCGCGATCACCGCGAACACCGCGTCGCCGCCGCTGTCGTAGAAGATCATCCAGCCGTACCAGGTGCCGGCCGATGCGGGCATGTTCGCGGAGTAGGAGCCATAGACCAGGGGATTTCCGTTGTACAACGTCATCACCTGCAACGTCGCCGGCGGATCGACCTGGGTTGCCGACCAGCCGAAGCTCGCCGAGGCGACCGACGAACTGACGGTGAAGTTGGCGATCGCCCCCGTCGTGCCGTGCGTCACCGGAGCGTTCGGGTAGCCGCCGGTGCCCCAATAGGTGAGGGTGCCGAGCGCCGGCCCTGGCGTGCCCGTGGTGGTCGTGCCGGAACCGCTGCCAGCCGCATTCACCCCGAACACGTTGAACTGGTACTCCAGCCCGGCGATCAGGCCCGTCACCGTGTAGTAGGCAGTCGCAATCCCGCTCGCCGCAGTCGCCCAATTCGTAGAGCCGTTGATACGATACTGGATCGTATAGGTTGCGGCAGCGCCGTGCGAACCGTCGATCGCCGGCGCCGTCCACGACAGCGGCACGGTGAAGTTGGTCACCGTACCGGCGGCGAGCGCGGTCACCGCGTTCGGGCCGGCGATCGTCGCGGTGGATGCGGTCACCGTGCTCGATGCCGTGCTGCCGCTGCCGGTCGAGTTCGCGGCGACATAGAAATCGTAGGACGTGCCCGACGCGAGGCCGGTCACCGTGTAGCTGGTCGCGTTCGCGGCCAGGCCCGCCGTCGCCAGCGACCAGGTGCTGCCCGAGTGCAGCTTGAAATAGGCCGAGTAGCCCGAGACGGTGCCCCCGCTCCCCGGCGCACTCCAGGTCAGCTCCATCGTGCTGCTGGTCGCCTCGCTCGCCGCAAGGTTCGTCGGGGCGCCGGGCGCCGCAGTGGCCGCACCCGTCGAGGCAGTGACCGTCGATGACGCCGTGCCGCTGCCGCCGCTGTTGGTCGCGATAACCTCAAACTCATAGGAGGTCGAGGCCGAAAGCCCGGTCACCGTGAAGGGAGACGCGCTGGCGCTGGTCGTCGCCGAAGTCCACGAACCGGCGCCAGTGACCTGGTAATTCACCGTGTAGGCCGTTGGCGTTCCGCCGCTGCCCGGCGCCGTCCAGGACAGCGTCATGGTCGAGGCCGTGGCGCCGGAAGCGGTAAGCCCGGTGACCTGGCCCGGCGTGGCTGGTGCCGCGCCGCCGCTGCCGGCCGACAGCGTCGCGAAATTCACCGTGCCGCCGCTATAGGTGGCCGCGACGATCCGCGCGGATTCGCCGGTCGGCAGGACGTTGCCGGCGTTGCTGGTGGTGATCCCCGCCCCGAGGGTCACGTTCGACCCGCTCACGTTGACCACGTCGCAGACGAAGCCGCTGCCCATTGTCCCCGTCGGCGTGATCGTGATGCCCTGGCTACAGATCAGCAGCCGATTGTTGTGCGTCGATCCGTCGAGGTTGGTGTTTGCGGTCAGCTCCACCACGGGCTGGTGATAGTCCGGCAGATGCGACGCCATCAGCGACCAGACGGCCGCCAAGGTCTGCCGCAGCAGCACGTTGCTCCCCTGGCCGCTCGGGAAGGTGTCGGTGTCGGCGGCGGGGTTGGCCGTCGCCAAAAGGTCGATCGTCTCCGGATTGAGCAGGGTCTGGAGGGTCACCGCGACGGTGCTGCCGCCCTGTCCGATCGGAACGGTATCGGTCGACGTCACCGACGAAACCACGTCCAGCGCCGGCACCGACAACGCGACGGCCGCGAGCGCAGCCGCAGCACTGGCCGAGGCCTGCGCCGCGACGGAGTTCGAAAGCGCGGTCGCCGAGTTCGCCAGCGCCGTTCCTGCCGCCGTGAGAGCGGAGGCCGCGTTCGCCTGCACGGCCCCGACATCAGCCGCGAGCGCCTCGTCGCCGGTCGCGATCGTCATCCCCACACGTCTCCATCGTCCCAAACGAACCCGCCCCAGACAGCGACCGTCCCGCCGACCGCTTCCTCGGCCACGATCGGCGTTGCGAGTTTGATCGGATCGTCAGGCTGAATTGTCTCTGTGACGTTCGTCAGCGGATCGCCGCGCGGCACGAAGCCATCGGCATCGCTGATGGTCGCCTCGAAGCTCATCCGGAACATCCAGAACAGACGGGCGCGATCGAAGGTCAGCAGCTCGCCGCCGGCGTAGTAGAGCCCGCGCGCGCCTCGCTCCGGGTCGATCACCCAGCTTAGCAGCGCGCGGAACAGCGCGTACTTCATCGCCTCGACCGGACTGACGCCGGCCTGGCCGCGCCGATCGGCCGAGGCGTCGAACTCGACAATGACGCCGATGGTCTCGGTGACGATCTGGAGATTGCCGTCCAACAGGTCGTTGCTGCCGGCCTCATCCTCCAGCGGGATCACCACGGCCGCCGGATAGACGAACTTGCCCGTCGCCGGATCGGTGATCGCAATGACGGACTCGACCCCGGTCTCGAAGTCGGCCGCGCCGCCAACGCGCCCACCCAGCTCCGGGCAGTAGCGCCGGAGCTGCTCGATCACCAACGAGATATCCATCAGCCGGACTTCCTGCCCCTCTGAAATTTGAGGCCGCTCATCACGGCGACGCGCACCCGGTCGGCTAGGCCGTTCGCGATAGCCTGGTCGAGCGCCGGCTCCAGGAACGGCCGCGGCAGCAGGATGCGCTTCTTCGAGATGGCGCTCCGCTTCATACGGCGAGGCCCGGCCAAGTTCGACGGGACGAAGTTCACCGGGTTGTGCGTGTCACCACCGCCACCCTTCGCGCCACGGGAAAGAAACAGGGCGTAGAACTCGGAGGCGCGAATCGTGACGCCCTCGCCATCCTTCCAGACCCGGGCGCGGATCGACCGCGCCAGCTTTCCCGAGACGCTCCGCGGTGGCTCGCCAGGGGCTGAGGGGTGCTTTCTGCTGCCCGCCCGGATCAGGGCACGGGCGCGCGCCACCACCTCGGCACCGACGCCCCGCATGACGGCGCGCACCTGCTGCTTGCCGGCGACGATCGTCCAGCCGCCGGGCACCGTGATGTGCAGAAGGGCCATCAGACGCGCTTCTCCAGTTCGCAATCGAGCCGCAGGAATCGCTGGCGGCCATCGATCGGCATCACGCGCCGCACCCGGAACCGTTCAACCATTTCGCTCTCATCCGGCCGCCTCGTGATGCGGAAAATGACGTGTGTCGTGTCAACCCAATCGAGCCACCGAATGACGATGCGATGCGTGACCGGGGTGTTGACCTGTTCCGCCGCATAGAAGGTCATCGTTCCGATCGGCTGCACATCAGCCCGCACGGTCTGCCGCTTCGCGATGGTTTCCAGGAATCCCGGGCTGTCCGGGTCCGCTGCCTGCTCTCGGGTCGCAATCACCACCCGCCAGCGCAGCGAGCCGATCCGGACCGCATTCGGGTCTGGCCCCAGCTCGGGTCCCGGCAAAGCCATCACGTCACCCGCCCAGGAACTGCAACCGCTGCCGGTCGAGCAACCAGGTTGCTGCGTCAGGCATCGCAGCAGCGGAGTCACCACGATGCTCGTAGAGAAATGCCGTGATCATCATAATCGCGTGGATCACCGTCGAGGGCACATCGTCTGCCTCGCCATAACCGGCGACCATCGAGACTTGCAGGTGCTGCAACTTGGTCCGGTAGGCCGCAAAGCCGCCGCTCAGCAAGGTTTCGGGGCCGATCCAGAGCGTTGCCGGCTCCAGCGTCAGATCGGCGACATAGCCAAGGATCACCGCCGGCGGCGTTACCGGCAGCGAAGCCGGCGAGATCGTCGTGGCGTTGCCCCATTCATCGAGCGTCGTCACCGACAGGATCGACTGCACCGGGGCGCGCGGCAGCTCCAGGGTCCCGTGCAGCCGGAGACGATCACGGGGCAGCTCGGATGACGGCCGCATGGTCCACAGCAGAGTCTGCGTCAGCAGCGCGCGGCTAAGGTAGCCCTCCGCCATCACCCGAGCCGCGGTCAGGTAGCCCGTCAGCAGTTCGTCGTCCGCGTTGCTGTCGATCCGGCAATGTCTCTTGACTTGCTCGATCGACACCGGCTCCCCGGTCGGTTCCTTGGTCACCGTCAGCGTTGTTCGCACCGCTCGGCCCCCTGTCCCTGCGCACCGGCGCCACCAGGGCGCGATTGCGATAGCCGCCGCGTTCCATCATCGCGTTTCATCCTTCACAGCATTTCCGATCGGGTAACGATGTTCACCACGGCGGCGGCTACCTGGTTCACCGGGGATCCAGCCGTTCCGCTGCGCACCTGGACCAGGTTGACCCCTCGCCAGAGATAGGAGGGATCGGCCAAGGGAATGATGAACTGACCCGCCGCGGCGGTGATCGTCACCTCGTTGCCCGCACCGTCGTACAGCTCCTGCCATGTGCTTCCGTCTGGGCTGACCTGAAACGTCAGGGGAGCCGTGGTCCACACCGCCGGCATCGAGATACCGACCAGCGTCAACGCGCCGAGCGACACCGGGCCGGACAGCGAAGCTCCCGCCGCGATCGACGCCGGGTTGAGGGTAATGCCTACAGACAACATGCCGCGCGCGCCCCTGGCTTACTGCCTGTTCATCCAGGCCCGCACATAGTCGATCGTCAGGGTGGCAACGCCCGTGCCTGACGCCTTGTAGGCAGCGAGGTATGGTTGCAGCACCGCCAGCGTGCCGGTCGCTGCGAAGTTGATCGAGTTGTCCGCGTTCACCCGGTTGCCGTCGATGTAGAAGGCAACATCGGTCAGGTTCGTCGCGTCGATCCGGTAGATATGCCAGTCGGTCGTGCCGACCGTCACACCGCTCGCAACCGAGGTCGTCGTCACGCCATCGAACGCAGTCACCAGTACAGCACCGTTCGCCTGCGCGCTGAATTCCAGGTAGCAGGTGTTATTCTGCGGACCGTCGATCCAGGCCGAGGCGACACCCCAAACCGCCTGCACGCCGGCCGCACTCGGCAGCACCGACAGCAGCGAGCGGTTCTCGAAGATCAGGCCCTTGGTGCAATCGAGCGCGAGGTTGTCGCCCCAATACAGGACGCTATCCTCTTTCTCGCTGGTCGCCGCCAACGTGCATGCGACCTGACCGCCGATCGCGTTCGCCACGCCAGCGAGCGTCGGTGGCCCGGCTCCGACGATCTTCTTGACGAACGGACAGCCATCGACGGCCGAGCCGGCGGCCGGCACCGCAACGTACGATTGCCCGAGGAAGTCCTCGTAGAAGTGGATGGGTGCGACCGGCAGCATGTATTCAAACGTCGCGGTATCGAAGAATTCCAGCCGTCCGGCATGGAATTTCGAAGTCGTGGTCATGTCATTCTCCCGAACGGCCGCAAGGGAAGGCACCGCCCGGGCGCATGGCCCGGGCGGGATGAAAGCGGATCAGAGGAACGTCGAAGGCTCCGACGCGCCCTGGTAGGACCCGTAGATGAACAACTCCGCCTCGGTGATGTTTGCGGCGTTCGACGCGCTGGTTTGCACCGCGATGGTGTGAAACCCGTTGACAAGGTCCATGCACATCTCCGGCGTGATCTCGAACACCACGATCTTGTCCGTCGTGCCGGCCGATGTTTGGAAGGTCGCCGCGGCCGTCTGCACGGCAAGTGCGTCGCTGGTCGCGGTCGCGGCAGTGAGCCAGATCGGCATAACGCCAACCGCCTTCGATCCAGTGCCCGACACGTCCTGACCTTGCAGGATCGAGAGCGTCACCTGGGCCGCGTTGCCCTGGTTCACATGCACCACGACCCACGCTTTCAGCGCGTTGGCCAGGTCGCGGTAGGCGCTGGTGCGCCCGGCTGCGTCGGCCGCAGGCGGCAGCAAGCCAACCGGCGGGAACTGATACGGCATCGAGATTTGGCGTGCCATCGTTCGAAAGCTCCTAACCGCCCCCCAAAGCGGCGTGAATCGGCTGCGCGCGCCGGAGGCCCGAGCGGCAGAGCGGTGGGGAGCCGCAGATTTGTCGAGGGTCGGCGGGCGCCGCCGATTAGCGAGACGCCAGCGCGATGAACGGGCTCTTGGTGTTGGTGCCCTTGAACGGGGTCAGCGGCACCGACCACATCGGCTTGCCGTCCACGCGATAGGTGATGCGGAACACCATCTCGTCGGTGAGAAACGCGACGTGCATGCTTGTGGCTGCCTGCACGCCGTTCTTGTCTACCAGCATGTACTGGCTGAGGTCCGCCAGCGTGATGTCGCCAGTGGTGCCAACGGTGGAGTTGTATTCCGTCCACACCACCTCGCGGCCATAGAGGGTCGAGAACGGCGTGGCCGACAAACCACCGGGCGGCAAATAAACGAGCTGGCCGCCGGTGCCGACCGCCTGGTTCATCGCCATGAGCTGCGGCAGGCAGTCCTGGTTGATGAACCACACGGCATTTTTCGCCGACCGCGCCCACAGGCGCGCCCACATCTGGTCGATATTTTCCTTGACGATCGTCGCCGCCGCCTGCCCGGTCACCTTCGGAATCGTAATCAGGCAGGGGCTTTTCATGTAGCCGAACGGCATGCCCGCGCCGGTGCCCTCCACGATCGCGTCCTCGGTCATGAACATGACTTCTTCCGAGAACGCCTGCGCAGCAATCGAGGTCAGCGCCGTCGAATCCTGCAACAGTTCGTCGGTGGTGTACATCACCGACATCAGCTTTTTCAGGTCGAACTCGATGGTGCGGAACTTCGGCTTCGACGGGGTGACCGCCGTCCCTTCCCCTACCCAGTTCGACGCCACGCCACCCCAGCGGCTGCCGGTCGCCCGGCTGGTTTCGTCCACGCCCGGAATTTTGATGCCGTTCGCGTTGGCACTGATCGGCAGCTTGTTCACGCGACTGAGGATCTCGCCCATGTCGTGCGCGAGCATGAAGATCGAGGCCGCGAAATCGACCTGGACCAGGAAGCCGCCACCGGTCGGATCGACCTCGCCCGCGCCGGTCGGCGCGCGCACCAGGCGGCGGTCGGTGTCGCTGCCCTTCGAGCTGTAGTGCTTGAAAACCGCCTGGAGCTGCTCGCCCAACGTCCGATATTGCTCGCCGGCGCGCGGGGTGAAATCCAGCCCCTTCCGAGCCAGGCTGAGATAATCGTCGAAGCCGCGCAGCTTGCCCTGGCGCGGGTCCATGCCGCGGATTTGCGACAGGGTGCGCTGCGACGGGTTGATCTCCAGCACGTCGCCGGGGTCCGGCGAGCCGATCGGCCGGGCCAGCTTGGCGGCGAGTTTCTCCGCGCGGTCCAGCTCCCCGATCGTGCGTTCGAGCGTCACGATCTCCGCCTCCTTCGCGGCGAAGCCAGGAGTCCCGGCCAACGGCGCGAGTTCATCCACCGCCGTGCCCAGGGCGCGACGGAGCGACAGCAGTGTGCTCATTGTGTTGTAGGCTCCATTTGAACGAGCGGCAGTTCAGGTCGCCGCAGCACCTCGCCCGCTCGTGCGCGGGCAGGCACGTCAGGTCCCGGCGAGGCGGGCTTTCAGTGCAGTCGCGCGGGCCAGTTGCACGGCCTTCTCACCGTCCGGCGCGTCAGGATTGGTGTCCGGCGCCGTCGAGCTGATCGGGTCCGCCGCGTCGAGCGCGTCAACCACACTGCCCAGCAGGTCGATCGCCTTCGAGTGCTGCGAGACTGCCTCCGTGATAAACGCCTTCGAGGTCCGCAGGCACTTGTGCGCCACGCGGATCGCGTCTTCATGCGCCACCGGCAAGTCGTCGGCCGGCTCGCCGCCTTCCTTCCTGTGCGGCAACAGCCGGCGCAGTAGGCCCTCCAGGCGCTTCGCTTCCTCCGGGTCCAAGTCCAGATTGGTGCCGGCATGGATCGAACACTCCGACGGGTCTTTCATCCCGCACTCTTCGTCGGGGCTGCGGCCGCAGTTGCCGACAATCGCGCCGCCGGCCGTGGGATCGGTTTCATCCGCTCCGCCGGAGCGATGCGCGTTCGTGGCCTTCCCGGCGGTTCGGCGGGGTGTCGGTCGCGTCATAGTCGGTTCCTTTGCTGCCCTGCGCAGACGTTCCAATTCGGCACGCGGCAGGGTCGCCTTGCCCTCGCCGTCGAGCGTGCGCTCCGCCCATTCCACCAACGGCCGCGTGTCGATGCCCTTGCGGCGCGCCTCTTGCAGTGCGTTCGGATTTGCCGGCACCGGGCAGACGCTGATTTCGAGGAGACTCTGTTCAAGGAAGTCGATCCCAAAGCCGCGTTCCGGGTCGTTCTCGACAAAGGCGTAGCGCGTCGGCAGGAAGCCGACGCTGACCGCGCGCAGGAACTTGCCCAGCACCAGGCGGTAGATCGTGTCGGCGAACGCATAGGTCTCCGGCGGCGCGAACTCGATGTCGCCCAGCAGACGGTCGCCCTCGACACCGACGTTCCGTGCGCCGCCGATCGGCGGGGCGGAACTGTCGTGTGCCCACAGTGCCACCGGGTTCGCCGAGAAATCGGTGAGGTCCCAGCCGGCCGCGGCGATCGTGTCGTTCATGCGATCGACGCTGCCGTCCGAAAAGCAGAAGCGCAGCGTGCGCTCCGCACCGTCCACCGGCAGCGGCTGCGCCACGCTGACCCTGTAGACGCCCCCGATAGGCTTGCGCTTCGCCCGTAGTTCCCCGCGGAACTGGTCGGCGCTCATCAACGCTGTCATGGATCGTTAGCCTCCGACAATGAGCAGACCGCGGCCGTCGGCGTAGATGCCCGACTCCTCCGCCATCGAGCGGCCTACCGCCATGATCACCGCAACGATCGGGTCGATGCGCTCGATCGAGCGTTCCTTGTCCGGTTTCACGTTGCCGGCCGGGTCGGTGCGGATCGACACATTCGAGGCGCACCAGTCGGCCACTGGGTCGGCGCCGTGCTGCAGTTCGCGCGCCAGCACCTTGCGCATGAACTCGGCCGCCGCCGGCCCCATGCTGAGGAAGCCCTGGCCGAACTCGACCAGGTTCATGCCCTCGTCCGCGAGGTTGCGGATGATCTCGCCGGCGAACGTGCGGTCGAACGCCAACTCTTCGATGCTGTAGATGCCGGCAAGCTCCAGGATCGCCGCCTCGACAAACTTGAAGTCCGTCGTGTTGCCTTCGGTCGCGATCAGGTTCCCCTGGTCACGCCAAACCACGTAGGGCGCGCGGTCCCGCCTCGATCGCTCTTCGATGTTGTCGGCCGGGCACCAATGGCGCCACAGCACTTTCCATCGCTCGCCGTCACTTACCGGCGGGAACAGCAGCGCCAGCGACGACAGGTCGTTGATCCGCGCCAGGTCAAGCCCGGCGAAGCACCTGCGGCCCCGCAGCGCCTCCGCGTCGATCGCCTCGGCGCCATCCGCCCAGACCTCCATCGGAATCCAGCGCACGAGCTGCTGGGTCCACTGGTTGAGTCGCAAGCGCCGAATAGAGTTCTGCCGCGACGGCATTTCCCGGGCGAGCGCCACCTCGGCGCGCAGGTCCTCCATCTGGAGCACCGAACCGAGCGAGGGGTTCGCCTTGCGCCACGCCAGTTCGTCCTGCCAGTCGTCGCCTTCGTCTACCGTCGCGATAAAGGCGAACCATCGGTCGGCGGTCACCTGCGGGATCACCCCGTCCAGGATTTTCACCGAGAAGTCCCAGTGCAGGTAGCAGACCGACGTCCGGCTCACGCCCGCCGTGGTCGTCTCGTACATCAGCGGCTGGAGCCGCGCGCCCATGCCGGTGTCGAGTTTCTCGATCACGCCGGCGTCGGGGTGCTCGTGCAGTTCGTCCACCAGCGCGACGAAGACGTTCAACCCGTCCATCTTCGACGTGTCGGCCGAGAGCGGCCGGAACCACGATGCCGTCGCCAGCACCGCGAGGTTGTTCGTCGTCTTCACGATCCGCCGGCGCAGCGCGGGCGAACCAGCCCGCATGCGCTCGGCCTCGGAGAACACGATCCGGGCCTGATCGCGCGTCGTTGCGGCCGAGTAGATTTCCGCGCCGGGCTCGTTTTCGTCGATCAGCGCCTTCAGGCCGATGCCGGCCTCGATGGTCGATTTGCCGTTCTTCCGCGCCGTGGACACGAACGCCGTGCGGAACCGCCTGACCTCGATCTTGTTGTCCGGCAGCAAGAGCTTCCAGCCAAAGATCGAGCCGACGACAAACTGCTCCCAATCGAGCAGATCGAACGGCTTCCCCGCATATTGTCCCTTGCTGTGGCGTAGGACGGCCGGGAAGAAGTCGATCGCGCGCTGGGCAGTCGCCCGGTCCCAACGCAGGCCACGCGCTGGCCCGTCAACCAGGTCGCGCAGGTGGCGCTCGCAGGCGAGGCGAACCAGGCGGCCGGTGACGACCTGGTTCTCGACAACCGCCCTGGCATAAGCCTCGACAGGGTCCTGCGGCTTTGCCGGCCGCTTACGCCCTGCCACGCAAGAAGTCTTCGGCCGCGTCGGCGTCTCCCGGCGCGTCACTCGCCTTGATCCGCGAGCGTGCCGAACCCGACAGACCGATCTGCTCGGAGAGCTGGCGCACCTGATCGAGCGCCTTGTTCGCGGCCGTGAGGTATGGCGAATACATCGGAAACCCGTTCGCGGCCTTGATGATTAGCCCGGTGGTCACGAGCTGGCGCTCGCACTCGACCCACCGCGCCCAGGCTTGGCAGTAGCCGGCGATGACGGCGCGATCGAGCTTGGCAATCAGGCCAACCTCCGCGAGCAACCGCGTGATGCGGTGCCACTCCGCCAGCGCCTCGTCTTTCAGCATGTCGGGCGGGTCGGGGATTACCGTCCGCGGCTTCGCCTCCTGATCGTTGAGCGGTCGCCGCCCCGGGTTCCCGGTGACCAGTTTCAGCCGCGTTGGCTTCGGCTTAGGCCCCAGCATCGGCTTCCTCCGCGTCGCCCGTCGCAGCCGCTGCCTCCCGGCGAGCGAGCGCATCGGCCGCCAGTTCGGCCATCATCCGCAACGCGACGGCAGTGTTGTGGACGCCAGTTGCGTGCTTGACGGCGAGCAGCCCCTGGAAAAACCGATCGAAGTCCGCATAGGCCCCGACCAGGCGGGTGACCGCAGCCTTCGACTTGGCGATCTTGGCGAGCAGCGTGGTGAAGATCGCGGCGTCGGCCGGCAGGAAGAAGATTTGCAACTCTTCATAAAACGGCTGCCCGACGCGCAGCACAGAGGTGTCGAGGTCCTCGACCTTGAACGCATCGTCGGTCAGCCCCGAGTATTCCTTCCACCCGAAGTCGAGTTCGGCATAGAGCGACTGGAGAATGTTCGGATCGTCCTCGCCGACGACCGCGTTGTGGCTCAGTTGCAGCGCGACGAATTGCGCGCGGGTCAGCGGCGTCAGGATTTCGAGAACGTCTGCTTCCTCAATGCCCGCCTTCATCGCCGCCGGCACGCGATGGTTGCCCGACGCCACCAGCAGCTTGCCGTCTACATGGCCGACCAGCGGCACGCTGGTGAGACACCCATCCGCCTTGATGTTCGCAACGAGGCGGGCGAACATTGCCCCCCTCATAAACCGGGCGTTTTTTTCAAGCAGCGTCAGGTCGGCGAGCCGCATCCGTGTGACGCGCGTTTGCAACGAACCGTTGGAACCACTCGGTGTAGATTTCGGCTGGGGTTTGGCGTCTGATCTTGCTGCCATAGTTCAATATCCCGGGGCCACGGCCCAACAATTCGAAGATGCCGCGGTACTTCATGGACACTGGCCTCGACGTGAAGGCCGTGGTCATCACTGAGTCGATCTGCTGCACAAGCCTGACCTGCATCCGGTCAATGATCGTCGCCGAAGTCGCCAGCATCGCGATCAGCTTCGACACCCGGCTCCGCGGCGACAGTGCGAAATCCGAGAGCAGGTAGAGCAAGTCGCCGCCCCACTTGTCGCGGGAGTAGATGAACCCGCCGGCCAGGTGGCCGTCGATCATTACGAGGAAGTTCGCGAGGCCGGCGGTGTGCGTGATCCCCTTCGCCAGATAGATGTCCTTCAGGAAGTTCATCTGCGCCGCAGTTGCGCCGACAATCTCGACGCGCGACGCCGGGGTCAGCGCGGCCGGGTCAAGCTTGGTGTAGCGGAACGGCTCCGAGCGGTGCTGCGCGCGGCGCACCGAGCTGGCGGACCGGTCCGAGAAGGTGAAAACCGGCTTGTTCGACTCCCCGCGATAGACAGTCACCGGCTGGTGGTGTTCGAGCGTGTGGTCAGTCAGCACGCAATAGCGGACCCGCATGGCGTCCAGCTCATCCAGCCACGCCTCCAGCGCAGTCGGGTCCCAGACACCGTACGACGGCCGCGGCCAGTCGGTGTTTTGATCCACGAAGCGATACAGCCGCTCATACCCGTTCTTGTAGGTAGGCGGGAACGCGGCAACGCCACCCCCGGCCTCGGCAGCTCGCTTCGCCTGCTCCCGGAAGTCGCCGGGGTGAAAGCTCGCGATATGCAGCCCTTCGAGGAACGCATCGAGCCGCTTCCAGACCGGCGCGAGGAACTCGACAAACCGTTCCTCGTAGTGCGCAAAGTGCGCCTGGGCGTAAGGGTTGGTGCCCTTGTATTTCGCCATCTCCAGCGCGACCTCGACCGCCGCGGTGCGCGCCGCGAATGGCTGGCCGGCGAGCAGCGGCTCAATGAAGGCGAGCCGGCCCTTGAACGCGATCGGGAACTCGCCACCAGTGGCAAGCGCGCCGAGCGAGCAGGACAGCAGCGAGACATCGTTCGAATGCACGGCGACGGTCGGGTGAACGTCGCGCACCGCGCGATCGAAGCGGAACGACCCGGAGCATCCGACGAAGACCTGGCGCCAGTCGGTGAACGGAACAGAGCGCGTGATCTGCTCGACAGCAGGGCGCGGAACAGCTCCGACGAACATGGGTTAACTGACCGCCGGAGCGCCAATGAAACCACACAGGTTTAGACCCGGAAATACGTCAAAGATGTAGACCATGACTGCGATTTTCCTATATCATTAGTCGCCGACTTATGCTAGTCTAGCACCGGCTGAAATGGCTCTCACAAAAGGACGACGCCCATGGCGAACCTTATCAAAACTGCGTCGTGGGCAACCAAGCTCCCCGACGATCATCTGCGGGTCGGCATATCGCGCGGCACGCCGCGCCGGCTGCCGGCCGGCTACCGCGTCTATCGGGCGCTCGCACCTGGGCCTTGGTTCAACAGCGTCGGCATCGAGGAGTACTACCACCTCTACCGAACCGAGATCCTCGGCCCACTCGACCCCAGGCTCATTGCCGACGCGCTGCTCGCACTCGGCAACGGCCGTGTGCCGGTCCTGCTCTGCTACGAGCAACCCGACCGCGGCCAATGGTGTCACCGCGCGATGGCGGCGGAGTGGTTGGCCGAGGTCCTCGGCGCCACGGTGCCTGAGTTCGGTTATGAGTCGCTGCCGCAACACGAGCATCCCCTGATGCCGCCGCAGCTTCGGCGCCGCCTTCCCTCGA